TAGAGAACCGGAGGCTTAAAATATGAAACCTAATAAACGAAAAGCAGATGTAAAAGCATTGAGTAGAAATCCTGATAGTTTGAATGCCAAACTGACAGAAAAAGAAATGAAGTTTGTCGAGCATTACGTTAAGCAAAACTGTTCGCAAACAGAGTCTGCCAGGTTAGCTGGATATAATCATGCCAACCAAGAGGGCTATCGACTTATTAGAAGAAAGCATATCGCAGATAAAATTGTTGAGATGCAAGACGAGATGAGATCGAGGGCTAGGATTACCCCTGACAGGTCACTGAACGACCTTATGAAGATAAGAGACAAAGCTTATGAAGAAGGTTCTTATAATGCTTCAATTGGTGCTGAGAAATTGCGTCTGCAAATTGCTGGATTGTTGGTCGATAAGAAAGAAATTAAGACAGGCAAGATAGATCAGATGTCGAGGGAAGAGGTTTTGAAAGAACTTACAAAGTTACAAGAACAAGCCGAACAAAATACTATTGATGTTTCCTTTACTTCTGAAGAAGTCGCAACGTAAACGCCTCGTTTACTTCGGTTTACTTTTTCTAGGGCATTACCGGTATAATCAAGGTATAAACCAGGGGGGTGGAGGCACTGCCCCTCTCCGAAAAAAAATCAGACATTTCATGTAAACCAAAACTAGAACCATCAGTTCAAGTTTAGGTTCTAAAAGTCCTAGCCAGGGGAAGGCTAAGCCATGACCGGGTCGGGTCGGGTTCGCTACGACCGGTCGGGTTCCAGGGCTTAGTCGGGCGCTAAGTCGGGGGTCGGGAGTCGGGTAGTCGGGACTACACATAAATACCAGGTTAGTAATAGGTAAGGCCCAGGTTATATATAGGTCATTACCAGGTCTGCATAATTACCTGGCCAGGTCGCCGGCCTTACGCCGCGTCCAGGTTAATATACCGGTTATATACCAGGAACCTTTATTGTTTACTTTGTTAAGTTAATAAGTTAATATTATTATATTAACAACTAATGAGGTTTAACATGTCTATATATAAAAAGTTTAATGAGTTTAAGGAAGAAGAAAAGCTTGATCCCAGGTATTATCATTATTTTGATGAGTTTCCTGGAAAATTAATGGGGGTTGATACAAATACTAAGATCGTTAAAAATCAAAAGCTAGGATTTTTAACCGGTATCATCCACATGGCACCAGCGGACGTTTCCGGGTATGAGCTTTGCACCCATTATAAACAAGCTGGATGCAAGGACGCTTGCCTGGTTTCATCCGGTCGCGGTTGCATGGGTCCGGTTGAAATGTCCAGGTTGCGCAAGTCTTGGTTCTATAAAGAATATCGTAAAGAGTTCGAGTCATTATTAAGAAAAGAATTAGACTCGCTTTTTAGAATTGCAAAGCGCGACGGACTGACTCCCCTGGTCCGACTCAATGGTACATCCGATATTGTATACGAACGCAAGCTTCCAGGAATACTTGCTGACTATCCTAGCGTACAGTTTTATGACTATACCAAATCAGGTTCCAGGTTAGGCAAGACTCCTGGTAATTATGATCTTACTTTCTCTTATAGCGCAAAGCTTAGTTACCAGGGCGAGGTCATCAAGGCCATCAATAACGGGTCGCGAATGGCTGTAGTATTTAAAGATAAAGGCCAAGTTGATCACGCTATCAATGATAAACAAGGTTTATATATTCATGATAAGTGGTTCCCCCTGGTTAGTGGCGATGACTCTGATGTAAGGCATCTAGATGATAACGGAGTCGCGGTTGCTCTATATTTTAAAGGCTCTAAGAAACTTTTAAAACTAGGCCTTGAGTCAAAATTTGTAATTGATTTAAACAAGATGCATGAGTATCCAGGTTTAAGATTTTTCTCCACGTTTAAAATAGCAAGTTAAGAAAACCTCAGGAGGTCCGGTCTGTAACCAGGTCGGGCCTTTTTTGTGCCTTGGATTCCAGGTCGGGCCAGTCGGGTCGGGATGAGTCGGGATCACGTATAAAGACCGGTATTACCCTGGTATAAGAGGCCTTATATATAATAGATAATATTAACCCTATTGATCGCCTTAACCTTGCTTAGCTTGTTTTATTGTTAATTTAAAAGGTAAATTATTTTAGTTAATAAGGTTTACAATAGGTGATTACTAGGTAATAATAAGACTTTAACAACAACTAAAGAGGTTTAACTATGAATACTTTACTTAATAAGATTACAACCAATAAAGGCATGGCGCGAATATGGATTCAAAATGCTTTATTTTTAGAGCCTAGCGGATTCGGAGCTAACGAGGTTTATTATCGATTCACGCGAGGTGACTCTATTATCCTTGAATCGGCTGAAAAAAAGATTCGCGAAGGTCAAAGACTTGATAAAGACTATCGACTCAAGCATTCACTAAACAAATATAAAACTTGTGTCAAAGTATCTAAAACGACTCGCGGTGGCTGTACTATCGATATACTAGCGCAACCAATGAGCAATTTTATTCTTGATACTTTGGGCTGTAAGCTTGAAGACATTGCAAGCAATGATATTTTCATCAATTGTAGAGCTACCACTTCAGACAATCACAAGGCTTTAAAGCTTCAAATTAAAGAGGTGGCATAATGAGTAATCGAAAATTACCCTTTAATTGTGTTGTCTGTGATTCTGAACCCGTCGAGGTAAGCAATAGATTTAGCGGTGAGTCGATAGTGATTCCACCTGACGCGGTGGCGGTTTATGATTCCGTTATTGGCGCCGAATATATCAGCGATTGGGATACGGTGCGCAAGGGAATCGATTGGTTTATTGAACATGAGCCAAAGGCTTACGGCGTACTGTTAGATTAATGGATATATTTATTATATTATATTTTATCTTCGGGGTTTTAATCCCAATCGTTTTCGCAATATGTTTCGCGGTCGATCAGTGCCGTAACTATTAAACGAATCAATTAATTAAATTAAAGCCCTAGTGTAAAAGCTAGGGCTTTTTTATGCCTATTGTTCGCAAGGTACCCTATGACTCGAATCTCGTTTATCTACTTTTTATTATTGCGAGGGTCGGGCATCACGTGGCCCCGTCCTTCTATATACTCTGTATAGGAAGTAGTATTTTGCCAAATAATAACCACACAAAAAAATAATTGGTGTTTTTAGGGAATAATGGTATAGATGAATCCATGGAAGAGATTGTAGTAACGGGAAGAAGAGAAGACGAACCTAATTTTAATGTTAGGAACGCTATATTAAGAGGCGCTTCTGCACCTTATCAAGATGGAACTCTTGATCCAGATCTTCGTGGCTCACTTATGATGGAAGATGATATAGGTTATGATGAAGCATATAACTACGCTCAAGAAATGCAAAATCTTAATCCAGAAGCATCATACAGAGGTCAAACTTTAGATCAAATGATCCTAGCCGGTAAAAACGCTCGTAATAAAATGATAAATACTGGAAAAAAATTTGGAAAAGATATATACAATACAGCTGCTATGGCAAGTACAGGAATAGGTAATCTTCCAATAGCTGGAGTAGCTTATAAAAATGCTATTGCAAAATCTAATCCCGCTGCTTTTTTAGCAGGAACAGTACTAGCTCCTACTGTTATGTCAGACTTTGGCTTTGCTGAAGGTGGACCTGTTGCAAGCATGGAAGATAAATCAGCTCAACGTCAAATAGATCGAGTAATGATGGCTGTTAATAGACTTATGGAAATGGGCGTAAGTGAAGAAGAAGCAAGAGCAGTAGTTCAAAGACATCTTGAATTAGGACCTTACCCTGAACAGTTACCAGGTAAAGTTGGACCTGATGAGTTTATGAGAAGACAAAGAGAAAGAAGAAAATCTGATCCTTCAAGACCTCAAACATTACCAGGCCCAAATCCATTTAATCGTGATTACAGCAATGATGATTCAATGAGGCTTCTTAATGACGAAATGTTTATTACAGAAGATGGTCTTGATTTACGTGAGTCAGATGGAACATCCTTAAATAACTTTGATGAAATGAATTATAAGGCTAATGGCGGTCAAGTAAGAAGACGTGTACCAGATATGTATTTTGGTAGATATAACATGGGAGGTGCTGTTGCACCCGGACAAGTATCAAAGACTCCAATGCCTGCTGGTAACCCTATGTTAAAACAAATAACAAACACAGATCCTCGTTATTATAGCGCCCCACCTAATCCAATGGGTAACTTAGTAGGTGGAATCTCAAATCTTGCTAACAATCAAAAGAAAACTAACAAGCTTTTAGGTGGCAATAATCAAAACAATAATGCCATGAATCAAAATTTAAAAATTTCGTACAATCCCAATCCCACCAACAAAGATCAGAGACTTGTCTTCTCTAATGTTCTAGAGAGTACTCGTCCAGTATAAAATCTTCCTGTCTATACGAAGGTTAAGGGGACGAGAGATCGTCCCTTTTTTCTTGCTCTTCTTTCAATACTGATTTAAAAGGATATACAGGAGACAAAAATGAAAAATATAGCAATAGTATTTGTACTAGGAGTATTTTTAATAGGATGTGCTGCATCACAAATATCTTTAACTGCGTCTGCGCCTAAAGGCAAAGACCTAGATATAACTATTAAAACAAGCGAAAAACAAGAAACACAATAGGAGAGTAATATGGAATGGCTAAACAAAGCGATAAGTCTAATAAAAACATTACCATCAAGGATATCGGAGCCAAGCACGTGGGCAGGTGTCGGTGTGGGGCTAATAGGTCTTGTATTTGTGGTGAGCGGAAACGTCCTTCTGGGAATAATAGTTTCGATTGCGGGAATAGTTGCAATTGTAATAAGTGAGACACAAGAAAAAAAAACTAAGAAAAAATCTAAAAAATAGGTGAGCCATGCTATCCTTATTAGGATCCGTACTTGGTTTCGGAACAAGCTTTTTGCCGTCTATATTAGGGTTCTTTGAGAAAGGACAATCTAACAAACATGAATTAAAGATGTTAGAGGCTAGGGCTAAATATGCTGATACCTTGAGCAAACTTAAAGTCCAAGAGTTAGATGCCGAAGCAGACATACAAGAAACACGTTCTATATACCAACATGCATCAGAAGTTGCAGCTAACAGTAAATCTACATTTATATCTGCTATTCAAGCATCGGTTCGTCCTGTTATTACATATTTCTTTTTTGCTCTTTTTGCTACGATTAAAGGACTTGGAGTTTATGTTGCCGTTCAAGATGGAACAGATGTAAGTCAAGCTATATTAAATAGTTGGGACCAGGAGACAGCAATATTGTTTTCAACAGTAATTTCGTTTTGGTTTGGCGGTAGAGCTATGAAACACATTAGGGGCAGTAAGTCTTAAAATGTCCGAAGTCAATTGGGATGAAATAGTTGACGGCCTTACAGATGATGAAGCTAAGTATGCTCTTGAGTTAACGCGCAGACTTAACAAGTTAAACTATCAATCACATGCTCAAGAAAAATTTATAACATTTGTAAAACATATGTGGCCAGACTTTATAGAAGGCGAACATCATAAAATATTTGCAAAACAATTAGAGGCGGTGGCACAAGGAAAATCTAAAAGATTAATTGTTAACATGCCACCTCGACACACAAAGTCTGAGTTTGCTAGTGTGTTTTTTCCAGCGTGGATGATGGGAATTAATCCTAAGTTAAAAATAATTCAAGCAACACACACAACAGAACTTGCAACAGGTTTCGGACGTAAGTGTAAAGCTCTAGTGCATAGTCCTCAATTTAGAGAAGTTTTTCCTAAAGTTAAGATATCACCAGAAAGTCAAGCCGCTGGTCGTTGGAATACGGTCGATGGTGGTGAGTACTTCGCTGCCGGTGTTGGCGCTGCTATTACAGGTCGTGGTGCGGACTTACTTGTAATCGATGACCCACACTCTGAGCAAGATGCTTTATCAGCAACATCTTTCGAAGCATGTTATGAGTGGTATACCTCTGGTCCACGACAAAGATTACAGCCAGGTGGATCTATTGTTATTGTTATGACACGTTGGTCTACGAAAGATCTAACAGCTGAAGTTTTAAAAGCACAGTCACGAAAAGGCGCAGATCAATGGGAAGTTATAGAGTTTCCTGCTATCTTTGAAGACGATAGTGTTTTGTGGCCTGGTTTTTGGGAAAGGTCAGAACTAGAAGGTGTTAAAGCATCACTACCTGTTTCTAAATGGAATGCTCAGTGGTTACAAAAGCCAACCAGTGACGCAGCGTCAATTTTAAAAAGAGAATGGTGGCAAAAATGGGAGAAGGACGATCCTCCACATTGTGATTACATTATTCAATCTTATGATACTGCATTTCTTAAATCTGAGAGAGCTGACTTTAGCGCTATAACAACATGGGGTGTTTTTCAAGCAGCAGAAGATGATTCGCAGTCGATATGTTTATTAAATAGTGAAAAAGGACGATGGGAGTTTCCAACCCTAAAAAGAAAAGCGTATGAAAGTTATATGGAATATGATCCTGATATGGTGTTAATTGAAGCTAAAGCAAGTGGACTTCCTCTAACGCAAGAATTAAGAACAATGGGTATTCCAGTTCTTAATTTTACTCCAGGAGGTAGACGGGCTGGACAAGATAAGATAGCTCGTGCTAATGCTTGCGCACCACTATTTGAGTCTGGAAAAGTATGGGCGCCAGACACGGACTGGGCTGAAGAACTTATCGAAGAATGTGCATCATTTCCTAACGGAGATAATGATGACTTGGTAGATTCAACAACTCAGGCTATACTACGATTTCGTGAAGGAGGATTTCTTACTCATCCGGAAGATTACTTGGATGAAGAAATTGTTCCTAAACAATTTAAATATTACTAGGAGAAAAAAAATGCCAAGAGTTGGAAAAAAAAGTTTTTCATACGATGAAGATGGATACATGAAAGCACAAGCTGAAGCAGATAGAACAGGGCAACCTATGATTACAGG